TTTAGCACGCACGTTCACCCCCCCTGTCTTTTCTGGCAATATGTACCCGATGCAGTCCAGACTGATGCCAGACTCACCCTTTTCTGCCCGACCGATCCCGATCGATGGTGAATGATGGGAGCTCGTAAACAGCCGCTGCGAGGGGCAACCAAGGCAAGGCTTCACAGCCCACTTCTCAAGGGCAAAACTAGAGCCGATGAGGTTGCTAAGATGGCCGAGGATTTAGGCACGCCTTTATTACCCTGGCAACGCTGGCTACTTGATGACATGATGCGAGTTGACGCTAAAGGGATGTACATTCGCAAGACTTCACTCGTCCTAGTGGCTCGCCAGAACGGCAAGTCTCATCTAGGACGCATGCGTGTTATCTGGGGGCTCTTCTATGGAGGCGAGCATAAGCACTTGATCATGTCCTCCAACCGAGCCACAGCCCTCATGACCTTTCGAGAGATCGCGTGGATCATCGAGAACGCACCTCACCTTAAGGCAGGCACTAAGGCGATCAGATACGCTAACGGAGGAGAACGAATAGAGCTACTCAACGGAGCAACGCTTGACCTCGTATCCGATACGCGAGACTCATCTCGTGGTCGCACCGCTGACTTTCTCTGGATCGATGAAGTCCGAGAGATTAGCAAGGACGGATACACCGCCGCGATCCCTACTACTCGCGCAAGACCTAACGCGCAGACGCTACTGACATCGAATGCCGGGGACGCCTTCTCCGAGACCCTTAACACGCTAAGAGAGCGAGCCTTATCTGCCCCTCCTAAGTCTTTCGGATTCTATGAATACAGCGCACCGCAGTACAGCAAGATCACAGACCGCAACGGCTGGGCAATGGCTAACCCTGCGCTTGGCTACACGATAACGGAGGAATCACTTGAGGAAGCTGTTGCTACTAATAAGATCGAAGACACTAGAACTGAGCTTCTATGCCAATGGATTGATTCTCTGCAAAGTCCGTGGCCTCATGGCGTACTTGAGGCAACCTCCGACTCCGCGCTCCAAATTCCGATCGGTGGCTATACAGTCTTTGGCTTCGATGTATCTCCATCTCGCCGTAATGCAAGCCTCGTTGCTGGTCAGATTATGGGTGACGGAAGAATCGGAGTCGGTATCCTCCAGACGTGGGAGTCGCAAGTCTCGGTCGATGATCTAAAGATTGCAGCCGAGATCAAAGCGTGGGCTGATCAGTACCGGCCGAAGATGATCTGTTATGACAAGTATGCAACGCAATCAATTGCCGAGCGTCTTGCCAATGCAGGCCAGATCATTCAAGACGTGTCTGGCCAGCAGTTTTATCAAGCATGCTCAGACTTACTAGACGGACTCGTGAACAGTCGAGTAGTTCATAACGGCCAAGAAGAGCTAATTAAACAGATGAATAACTGCGCCGCTAAAGTCAATGACTCAGCGTGGCGAATCGTAAAGCGTAAGAGCGCTGGCGATATCTCTGCACCAATCGGCTTAGCGATGGTGGTCTCAATGCTATTAAAGCCACAACAGGTAGCGCGTATATACACAGAATGACCTACATGTAGTGTATAATTGCGACCTATGGGTCTATTCGATCGTAAGCCAAAAATTGTAGAGGCTCAACGTGCGCCGCAGATTATGGGCGATAGCATCAACGCGATTTACAATTTTACGTTCCCAGTTATATCCCGACGCGACGCTATGAGCGTTCCAGCTCTTAAGCGATGCCGGGATCTACTTTGCACAGTCGGAACTATTCCGCTTGAGTATAAGAAGCAGGCTACAGGCGAAGAGATTGCCGCGCCTCGTTGGGTGCATCAACTCTCAAAGTCACAGCCTCAATTCGTCACTCTTTCATGGCTAGTAGATAGCCTCCTTTTCTACGGACAAGCGTTCCTAGAGATCACCGAAGTTTATCTTGAAGACGGCCGAGGCGCGTCCTTTGAGTGGGTCTCTAACACTCGCGTTACTTTCGATTTAGATATACATAACACTTTTGTTACTCAATACTACGTCGATGGATCACCCCGGCCAATGTCAGGACTCGGATCACTCGTTACATTTCAGGCGTTCAATGAAGGCATTCTAAATACAGGATCTCGTACAATTCAGAGCGCAATAGATGTACAGAAAGCCGCCGCAATAGCCGCTGGAACTCCAATGGCTACGGGTTACATCCGCAATTCTGGCGCTGATCTTCCACCTGCCGAAGTACAGGGATTACTAGCCGCATGGAAAGCAGCCCGTCAAAATAGATCGACCGCTTATTTAACTTCTACCCTGCAATACGAGGCAGTTGGATTTAGCCCTAAAGACATGATGTACAACGAAGCGATTCAGAATCTTGCGACTGAAATTAGCCGTCTATGCGGAGTGCCAAGTTATTATCTCTCAGCGGATCAAAATACATCGATGACTTACTCGAACATTCTCGATGAGCGTAAGCAACTCGTAGCTTTAGCGTTCCAGCCGTACATTTCTGCAATCGAAACACGCCTAAGCATGGACGATATATCTACGGCTGGGCACTATGTAAAATTCGATCTCGATGCTTCCTTCCTGCGTGTAGAGCCTATGGAAAGACTTCTCGTACTTGAGAAGATGTTATCCCTAGGACTTATTAGCACAGAGCAAGCCATGGAGATGGAAGATTTAACACCTAACGGAAGTGATGACTAATGGAAACTCTATACATCGAAGCATCCTCTATCGAGTGCAGCGAAGATCGTCGCGAAATATCAGGCAAGATTGTGCCACTAGGTACGGGCGAAATAGGTCAGACTAATCTTGGCGCTTACACCTTTGAGTCTGGATCTATTGAGATCGAAGACGTTAGCAAGATTAAATTATTCAGCCAGCATGACATGAAGAAGCCAATCGGGCGCATGACAGCTAGCGAAACAAAAGAAGACGGCATCTATGCGACCTTCAAGTTATCGCGCTCAAGTGCCGGTACTGACGCTCTCGTCATGGCCAGCGAAGGCCTCGTATCTGGCCTATCAATCGGTGCAGAGATCATCTCATCAAAGCCATCACGCGACGGACACACAGTCGTCACAGCGGCTAAATTAAAAGAAGTTTCTCTAGTAACTGAGCCAGCCTTTAAGTCGGCTCAAGTATTAGAGATCGCAGCGGAAGAAGCGACAGCCGAAGCCGTAGAAGAACCCCTACCTACAGAAAGCGAGACAGTCGTGGAAGACACAACAGTCGAAGCAACACCAGTAGAGGCTGCGGCTGTAGAAGCTGCTCGTCCTACTGTTCAAGCAATGGTGTACACAACACCACGCATCGAAGTTACAAAGCGTAACTACCTTGAAAACACATTGAAGGCTAATCTCTTCGGTGATGATGATTCACGTCAATGGCTCCGCGCTGCTGACAACGATCAGACAACAGGTGCAGGATTCATCCCAACACCACAAAGCACACAGCTACTTAACTTCCTTTCTAACGCAGATCGTCCGTTTATCGATTCGATCAGCCGTGGCACAATGCCGGAATTTGGAAAAACTTTTGAGTTGCCTAAGATCACTGAGGTTCCTCTTGTTGATCAAATCGACGAGAATGGCGCAGTAACAGAGTCACAACTTGAAGCCTCATACATCACAGTCACAAAGAAGTCATTCAAGGGTCGCGCAATCACTACCCTCGAACTTCTAACAAATTCAACACCTGCATTCCTTGACGAGCTTCTTGTCCAGATGGAATACGCTTATGCTAAGGATACTGAAGAATTTGTAACTACCGCTGTCCAAGGCGCAGGAACACTCAACGCAACAGCACAGGCTAACTCAGCGACTGGACTTCTATCCTACGTATCAAGCGCAGCAGCAGCAGTATATTCAGCATCACTTGGTTTTGCTCGCAACATGATCGTTACACCAGAACAATGGGCTAACATCATGAGCTACAACGATGCCGGACGTCCAATCTACATCGCTGCAAATCCACAGAATGCAGGTGGTGCACTTACACCTACATCACTTCGCGGTAACGTTGCAGGTCTTGACCTTCGCGTATCTCGCTACATGAAGGGCTCTGGAGGAGTCGGTACAGCAGATTACTCAATGGCTGTTGTAAATCCAGATGCTTACACATGGTACGAGGGCGCACGTCAGCAACTTCGCACAAATATCAACTCTGACGGAACAGTAGATATCTTGCTATTCGGTCAGGGAGCACTTGCCACTAAGTTAGCGGCTGGCGCAAACTGGTTCAACCTAACCTGATAACACCCTAAGTCGCTGGCCGGGTAGTGCCCTTCTACCCGGCCAGTCTTTAGAAAGGATAAGAGCATGGCATTGACAACAGTTGCAGAGCTTCGCACCGCCCTTGGCGTTGGCACTCTCTATACTGATGCAGTCTTGCAGCAAGTCTGCGACGCCGCAGATAACGTACTCTTGCCCTTTCTATGGAAAAATCAGCAGTACATCATTGCTCACGGCAACACGGGGACAGTAGGAACACTTTATTTTGATCAGGATATCCGCGAGTATTTCTACGTCGGACAATCTGTAACAATCTCAGGTGCAGGTAGTCGCTACAATGGGACTAAGACAATTACAAAAGTCGATACTCGTTCATTTAACGTAACTACAGCTCACACTAGCGACAATCCACGTCACACAGTCGAGCCTTATGGCATAGCCGCGGTCGAGACATATACCGATTATTCAACAATTCCAGCGATCCAAGAAGCCGCGCTAATGATTTCGATCGACATCTGGCAATCTCGACAGGCTCCATCATCTGGCGGAGTTACTATCGATGGCTATCAGCCTTCACCTTATAGAATGGGCAATACACTTCTAGCCCGTGTACGTGGACTTCTAGCACCTTATCTCGATCCGAGATCGATGGTGGGCTAATGGCCGCCATATCAACACTCCGCGCAGGGATTGCAGCAGCTTTAGTCGATAACACTAAGTATTCAGTTTTCGCGTTCCCACCTGCTACCCCTATCGCTAACAGCGTTATCGTGTCACCTTCAGATCCTTACATTTCACCATCTAACGGATGGCACGCATCCATCTCGCCTCTAGCGAACTTTACTATTTCCGTCATGGTTCCCCTTCTAGATAACGAAGGCAATCTAAACGGGATCGAGGATAATGTAGTCCGAGTATTTAATTTACTCGCTGCATCCTCGTACACCTATAATGTCACAGAGGTATCGGCTCCGGCCGTACTAAGTGCCGTCTCAGGTGATCTACTTACCTGCAATATCAATATCTCAGTCCTAACGAGTTGGAGTTAATTATGTCCGAGTGGGAAAAAGAGCAAGAAGCCTTCCTGATCAAGATCGGGCAGGTTAAGCCAGCATCACCAAAGCCAGTAACTATCAAGAAGGAAGAGGAATAATCTCATGGCTGTATTTCTAAATAACAAAGTCGGCGTGAAGGTTAACTCAGTCGACCTATCTGATCACGTTACATCGGTAACACTTAATCGTACTTTCGATGAACTCGAAGTAACAGCAATGGGCGATGGCGGACATAAGTTCGTCAAGGGTCTTGAAGCTTCATCAGTTACTATCGACTTCCTTAATGACACAGCCGCAGGCGAGACACTTGCTACCTTGCAAGCCGCATGGGGAACTAACGTCACAGTAGTACTTCTACAGGATAGCGCTGCAGCAGTATCAGCGACTAACCCTCTCTACACAATGACCTGCCTTATCAACGGCACTACAGACATCAACGGCGCAGTCGGTGATATCGGTACACAGAGCCTTACATTTAACGTCTCTGGTACAGTAGCAGTTGCCACAACAGGCACATTCTAAGAAACTAAACAAAGGGGCAGAGCATGGCAAAACTAATAGTCACACTAGCGGATAACACAGTAACCGAGATCGAGATTACCCCTCGCCTCGAATACGCGTTCGAGCTATATGCTAAAAAGGGATTTCACAAAGCGTTCCGCGATGATGAAAAGCAGTCAGATGTCTATTGGCTAGCATGGGAAGGCCTTCGACTAAGTGGAGTCACAGTCAAGCCATTCGGCGCAGACTTTCTCGAAACTCTAAAGAGTGTCGAGGTTGCAGAGTCTGACCCTTTGGCCTAGGCAGGGATAGCATCCACTACCTCATAGCTCGCTTGAGCATTGAGACGGCTATCCCTCCACAATCTTTAATTGATTTAGACCCTACGATGCTACAGATGATTCTCAAAGCGTTGAAAGATAGAGCGAAGGAGCAGAGCGATGCCTACAGAGCTAAAAGGCGCAACTGAACTTCGTAGAGCAATGAAGAAGTTTTCACCTGATCTCGATAAAGAAACACGCGATGAGATGGTTGGATTCCTTAAGCCATTGGTCAAAAAGGCTAGGGGCTTCATGCCGTCTAATGGTGACATGCCTTCGGGCTTCGTTGGCGGTAGCGAGGGCGGTGGATTCCCTAAGTACGATGCAGGCACAGCTCGTCGAGGCGTTGGCTATAAATTGACACCGACAAAGCCTAATCGTCAAGGATGGGTGCAGACAGTATCGATCCACAATAAAACTGCGGGCGGTGCCATCTATGAGACCGCTGGTCGCAAGTCTGGTATCAATGGAAGATTTACCCCACGCCTGCCCGGCCAGTTAGCAGGCTCAGGCAAGATGGCAGGTCGCGCAATGTTTAAGGCATACAAAGAAGATGAAGGTAGAGCCAAGGTCGGCGTTATCAAAGCGCTTGAAAAGGCTGCCGCTAAGTTTAATGGGAGAGTAAGTTAATGGCTGAGTTACGCATCCCGATTATCGGTGAGTTCAAGGGTAAGAAAGCCTTCGACGATGCCGAAAGATCAACCGGTAAACTAGACGATAGTGTCAAGAAACTAGGCAAGGCGCTTATCGCCGCGTTCAGCATCCAGAAGATCACTCAGTTTAGCAAGGCAGCCGTTAAGGCATTCGTAGAAGATGAAGCCGCTGCAAGCCGTCTAGCACAGTCTGTAAAGAATCTAGGACTAGCCTTCGAGACTCAAGCCATTGAGACTTTCATCGATCAGTTATCTCGCGCCTCAGGTATTACAGATGATCAGCTTCGTCCTGCCATGCAGAGACTATTGCAGACTACGGGATCACTAGCCAAGTCTACAGAATTATTAAACCTAGCCTTAGAAGTAAGCCGAGGTTCTGGCGTAGATTATGAGACAGTAGTTAACGATTTATCAATGGCCTACGTCGGACAGACTAGAGGTCTTCGTAAGTACTCACTAGGACTTACTCAAGCAGAACTTAAGACGGCTTCATTCGCCGAAGTTCAGGAGAAGCTGAACAAGACTTTTACAGGTGCTAACGCGGCTTACCTTGATACCTATGCAGGTAAGTTAACCCTTATCCAGACCGCGGCAGGAGAAGCGCAGGAGACTATCGGTAAGGGTCTAGTAGATGCCTTCTCGATCCTAGCAACCGATACAGGCAGCATCACAGAACTTACAGAAGCAATGAATGGTTTTGCAGAGGCAACAGCAACAGCCTTCCGTAACGTGGCAGTCTTAGTCAGTAACCTTGATAAATCAATGCAGGCTGGTTTCGGACTTGTCGGAGTCCTTGACAAAATTACAGGCAGTAACTTCGTTAAGATTTTCGGCGGTGCCATTGGATTACTCTCAACGCAAGGCGGAGGTGCATTTAGCAGCTTTACTGGTCCGGGCATGGGTGGTTATCCTAGCTC